GGATTATCGCCTAAGGCAGTAGCTTCCTCATCGATTGAATGGCCCGTAACAACTATTTTGATGGTTTCTTTTATAGGATCAGGCTGTTTTCTATCGATAATTGAAAGCCCGCTAGATGTTTGTTCTTCCGTCAACGTTTGCAAGACAGCTTCTACCTCGTAGCCCTTTTGCTTGATGTGCCGATCAATAATTCGTTTGATTTTCTTGGCCAACTTTGAGGCGTTCATTATGACCACATCCCTATAGGCTTCTTCACCGATTGTTCATAGCGTTTCTCACGAAAAATTGCTTCTTGTGGGCTTCAATCAAAGTTGTCAAAGTTAATTTGTAGCCCTTTGCCCAGTTTTAAGCCGCTGATCTCTGCGCCCTCACGAACAATCTCATATAGGATCTTCGCCATGCAGTAATCTAGTAAAATTCGGTGATCTCTTACTGAAAGGCTTTCAATTGTATGGTCTGCGTAGTAATAAAAGCTTAGTTTAGAATGGCCAGCAGGTGTAACAGGAGTTATCAGGGTACGATCAAGAATCTCATACCCCGCTAAGCCTTCTATCCATGTTTGGTAATCTTCAGGAAGATTGTATTCTGTCACACCTGGCACTAGCTTTATAAAACCCTTTCGTCTTCTTGGACGGTAGCGAGAATAATCGTAAAGTGCTTCTGTCAATCTACTGATTAAGTCATCGCTAGAATAGAAAAAGGGTTCTTCCATGTCTCCTAGGTCAAAGCGTAACTTCTTCACCAGCTCCATCATGTGTATTCGCCTCCACGAACTGTTTATACAACTCAACCCGTTTCTCTTTATTGCTCACAGAATCGGAATCTGATGCTGTTACTATTTTGAACTGGATTAATAGTTCCTTTTCATGATTTGCGCCTAACTTTTCAAACTGCTCAAGTGTCAGATAATTATCTTCAGTGGAATCTGTTATCTCAGCTTCTTGCTCAGTTGTTTTTTGGATATCAACGGGTGTATACACATGGTCATCATACATTTGTCCGGGATGGATCATGTTTCCTGAAATCGGATGTATAAAGGAGCAGCCTGTATTGATCTTCATATTTTCGTCACTCCTTACACGAATTTAATGGTGCGGTAAGGAGGATTGTAGACCACACCATTTTTATCAGTTACCAGTGGTGTAGCAATGCTGATTTGCTCCGTTGCGTAATACTGTTTGGCTGAAGTCAGCTTACCAGTTCCATCATAGTAAGGTTCTGGCCCTTCGATTTGCATTGGAGAACCAACGCCAAAACGAGTAGCATTAATCTTACCAAGGAGGATTCGGCTATCACCCGCTGCCCAAGGAGCATTGATCTCACCAAGATTCAACCCGTTTCGATCAGCAAACCACATACGACCTTGTAGCAATTTCGTACCTTCTGGAGATGCCCATTTATAGAACAACTCAGAGATTTTTAGATTTACCATTGCATTTAGGCTACCAATAGCGAAGTCAGGTGTAACATAGCGCGGTGCAGATCCCATGTATGCTTTTTCGTAGTCAAAACGCTCCAAGAGGCGATTGTAATACTTGGATGGATCAACACCATTAGGGACTGACAAATCAAAAAATGAAACGTTTGTTGCATAACTATAAGTCACAGTTGGACGGTTTGTGTCGTCTACACCAGATGATTCAGTAAAATAGACACGACCTTTTTCGAAATCAACCGCGTAATCTCCATTATTGATTTTCCCAGTGATTGGGTCCCAAGTTCCACGATTTAGTGTTGTCGTACCTTTTTTGATAACGATGTCATTAGCAATAGTTGTTTGTTTTTGACCTACTGCATCGATATATTGACGTTTACGAGGCCGAACGATAGTTGGGACCAGCTTAGGGTTATATGAACCAGCAGTTTGCCCACATAGTAACTTAGCAACAAACGCTGCATTTGAACCTATCGGAACGTTAGATGCATTTGCGGCTTCAAATTCAGTAGAAGCAACTGTTTCATTTGAGACTTCTTTCGCTTGATACTCATCGGCTACATGTAACATTTCTAAGCTAAATCTTTGGTCCATATACCGTTGAAAACGCATTGGAAGGTTGGCTAAGTTACGTGCCAAAACATCATAACGGAATGGGCCGGATTGCAATTCCACCATTGCTTCTTTCGTAACGACGGTACCTCGTTTGATCCATTCAGCGCTAAATTCCAACAGCGAAGTAGTAGCGCCTTCTGTAGGGATTCCATCCAATTCGCCAACAACCAAATCATCTTGGGAGTATAAATCAGTTGAAAGAATCTCAACAGGGATTTTATACGTAGTGCCTCCAAAACCTTCAGCCATTACTAACTGCAAGAAATTAAGGTCTTGCCAAGACTGCATCATAAGAGCATTGCTAATGATTGCAGATTGTGCAAAATCACCAGTTGTAGAAACGGCAGAGTCCGTAATTACACCGTCATTAATGGACTCTGCCGCATCTGTCAGACTCTTCATGTATTGCTTGAATTCAACATTATTTTCACGTTCCATTTGTTTCAAAGCGCGATCCATTATCGCCAGATTTGCTTTGCGCAACTCTGGATCAGGAATCGAACCAGTTTTAGAACGAAGAACATCATCCATTGCTGCTTGTAGATTATCAACGATCGGCTTCCATGGTTGACCTTCAGCTCCAACTTGGATGTTTGGTTCAATTACAGAAGCGCGACCTGGTAAACCTAGTGAATTTAATTTGCTATTAATTGCTATTGAATCAATAAAAGCTTTCTCTCTCTCCACAAAATCTGCCACATCTGCAGAATCAGTGATAATAGCACCTTTTTGTAGCAAACCATCCTTAACATGTTGATCGTATGTCAAAGCATTTACAGCATCAGTAAGAGCTTTTTGTGCTTCCTTTTTCTTCTGATTTGCCTCTTCTTGTTGTTCACGTTTTTGCTTTTCAAGTCTTAACTTTTCAAGTTCATCTATTAAGGCCTGTTCTTTTTCCTTAGCAGTAATAGCAGCATCACATACCGCCATTTCATCGTGTCCAGGATTTTGTTTCTTCCATGTACGTAGTTCATCTAATGACATTGAAAGGAAATTCTTTTTCATTTTATCATCCTCCTTGGATAGTGAATCTAAGATAATCGCTACAGCCGAATCTGTTAGTTCTATTGGTTTAGTGAAAGCTTCAGGTTCAGCAGGGTTCAATACAACGTCCCAGGTGTATAGAGATAGTCTCTTTGCAACTCCGACGTTCTTGCCCTCTACTTTGGCTGTAACAATGTCACCTGTCATACGATTAGAAAAGCCGATCGGCAGTCCGTCATCTAACATCGCTTGGACCTGTTTTCCCATGTCTGTAGCCAAAGGCTTATATTCAGCCCAGACGATACCTTCAGAGGCAATAGAGGCATCTCTGAAAACTACAGCTTGATTAGGTACACTAGAATCAAAAAGCACCCTACCATCAGAGCCTTTATAACTCCGTGGATGTGGGTGCTCTCCGGCATATGGAAAATTAGTAGATTTTAATGAATCGAGGGCGGCCTGATAAACAGCTTTTGGATAGAGACGATTGTTGCCATTGATTGCGTCAACTTTGGAAACAGGCTGCCGGTACCAACCTGATGACTTCCCCGCATCGTCTATGATTGGCACAGCTCTTGAAAAACAAAGTTCTCTTTGATCTTCTGCACTATCTTCTAAAACAGTAAAAAGTGGTTCAACTGAGTCGGTAAAGCCTATACTCGGCTTCTGTTTCTCACCGGACTCCTCTTTTGCGGCTTCTTCAATGGACCAAGTGCTAAAATCGGCTCTTGCTCTTGCATCAATTGCCTCGTAATAAATACGACGGTCCACTTCTGTTAGTGGTGTGTTGGCCAGACTTTTCTTTATGGATAGAAGAGCAATGGCGCTGCTTGCATCTAAAATCTGCTGCATTAAGGGATCGTCTTTTAAAGCGTCCTTAATAGGTTCTTCTTCTGGTATAAACCCCGCTTTGGCAAAATACTGTAAATTCATTTCAAACGGTAAATTTTTAAACACACGTCTTCCTCCTTTCATTGCATCTTTGATGAGAATACTATTCCGGTCACACATAACCACCACCTTTCGAAATTCACTCTACAACCAACTGGTTAACGCTAATCATCCAACCCCAATAGCTCCAGTTCCCGTTCTCTTCTTTTTTTAGAAGCGATAAGTCTTTAAGGCTTTTGTTTCTTTTTGCCCAAAGCTCAACAGCAGCATCTTTTGAAGACGCAATCAACACCTCATGATCAACGTCTCTCCAATCTGGCGATTCCATAAGCCCGCCAACCGTGATGTAAACAAGATATTTATTCATCACTATCCCCTTAATCTACAGGCAACCAGCTAACCCTACATAACGGATGGGCAAGACCAGGATAGGCGTCAATATCATAGACATTACCGTGCCTAGATCGGCATTTATCACAAGTACGCATGTCTATAACCTCATCACATTGGACTTTTTTAACGCCAGCGCCTTTATAGGTACGAATTTGCATTCGGTCGTAAGCCCAGCTTAGTTCATTACGGGCAATTAAATTGGCTCGTGCCTCTTCCAAAATAAGAGGCGCTAAACGCTTTGCTATCTTACGCCACCCAAGGTTATTATCAAAACCGGTTGCCAACTCTTTTCGAATGCTTTTCAGCGTCGTTTCTTTCATGTCTTTGATTCGTTGAGTAGATTGCTGAAGCAGATCTTCTCTAATATCACTACGAACTATTCGTGGTTTAATCTCTGTTGCGAGTAAGGAAGCAGCCTTTTCTGCACCCATCACCCCAGCTATCGTCATTGCTTAGACTAATGAAAGCTGTAGCTTTCCTTGCTCGGCCTCCCACGTCTCTTCAAGAGCATTCAGGATCTCATCT